CAGCTGCCACACTTGGTGATGGGATAGCTGTATCACCGATAGCCGCACCTATTCTCAGGCGGAAAATTCGTGATTTTTTTACTAGGATATATTCCTGTCCTGACAGTTTTTTTGCACATATCTGACAGCTGATTGTCTGCGCCGAACGCAGTATATCAGCCGTAGGTGTCCATGTGCCACCTGTGATATCGACCTCATATGTCACGCCGTCGCCATAGTCTATAGTCATTACATAGTGGTCTGCGCCGTCTATCTCCATGCCCTCGACAGACACGGGTCTTGCATTCGTTTCACCGACGTAACCCAGTAGGGCTGTGCTTAGGGCTACGTCATACTCTGTGTTTAGTGTTATTGTCAATTTAATCACCCCTCTTTACTCTATTGCAATGTAATCCACATAGTATGTTCCTGTTGGCACGGTTCCTGTTGCCCCAGCTCCCATGCAGACACTCAGATAGTATGACGTTCCTGACACATAGACGTGGGTGCAGTAGTTCTGATATGGTGTTGGTGCACCTGTCTGCCGTAGCGTTGCTATTACCTGTTTAGGTGCAAAGGTCAGTCCAAGTGGTATCTGCATCAATGGATTCGCTTTCGTCATCTTGTGTTCCACAGTGCCATAATGTATCTTGCCGGCTCGGCTCAATATCTCATCGATTTCCTCACCTGCGTGTTGCATAGGATAGTCATTCTCAGTGATATCCTGCGCCAATGTCACATTTTCATCAGCCATTATCTCGCCCCCTTAAAGCTGTTCTTCAACGCTCAGACCGACCGCTGAGATATCAGCACTCAGTCCTCCGTCAAAGTTAAAACCAAGATTTGTTATCGGTATATCATAGCTGTCTGCACCGTTGGTGTATGTCACCACGTCACCTATGTCGAAACGTGGGTCGCCAAGTCTGTGGTATAGCTCAGTGGTGTACCACGAAAAACCACCTATCCTGCGCCACAGAGATTGCAGCAAAGACTCTGTCATGTATGGGTTTTCAAACTCCAAAACTCTACCCTGTGTTGTGTCCGTCACGCCAAGTGACAGCGTAGTATCGTCATTTACTTTGCAGATAATGCCCACGATAGCGTTTTGTCGTTCGCTAAGAGTAGGCAGGTCTATTGTGTTGTTATCCAATGTTTTCACACTCTTACCATACCACTTTCGGATGTATTTTCCATACCTATCAACATACCCAAACTCGCCCTGAGCAGAAGTCAGATAGGACAACATTTGGCGCATGGTCACGTCTTTTGGCACGGAGCTGACCTTGAAGTAAAAGTATTTTGAGTACAGCACCTTACCGTTCTTATCTATCAGCCTTCTGCCGTTCTTGTCACGCAGTAGTCGCACCTCTGTGTAGTCATTGCCGTTCTGCAATCCTAATTGTCTGCATATGTCTTCCTCAACGGCTTTATTCCAGTTTGGCATAGGAATATGCGGCACATATGGCTTATCCGAAAAGTACAGCCTGTCCGCCATTGTCAGCTGAACACTGCCGCCCGACTTTTTTGACTTCACGCAGGTGAAACGTCCCATTGGTATCTTTTCGTCTGAAAGTATGCCGCTAGTTTCGTAGTCTACGAGATACAGATATGTGTCATACTCTTTGCCGAGAAACGCTGTTTCAGTGTCACTTATGGTCATGTTCCACGATTGCGAACATACTGCGCCCAGCTCGATGTCGTCTGAAAGTGATGTTGCCTGCATGGAGCTATCAGCTGACATAATGCTGTCACCTGATATAACGCCCTCTGCATTCTCTATCCACAGCCGCCAAGTACGGCAATAGCTCTCGATACACTGAGAGACGGGTTCATTCTGTACTGTATACAATTTTACCGCCTCCTAGCATTCGATTAGGTCTACTGCAACATTTTTCAGATACTTCATCGGTGAGACCCACTTTAGCACATCATATTTTGTGTCGCCTGCATACATGGTGCACGTTTGCTCAACAAATGTTTCATCTGTAAACGTCACGCTAAAAAATGGCTTGCTTACGTTAGAAATGTATTGATTTATCAATGCGACTTGCTCACCTGTGAGGTGTACCCACGATATGATTAATTTCTTCTTTATGCACACCATATCGCCAACAAGCTTTCCGTTTGCTGAACGTCCTGTATTATCCGACCAGATTTTGTTGTTCTGTACCTGCAAATCTGCAGGTACAGGCATTTCTACACCGTCGAATTTTAGCATTGTGTCACCACCTCACTTTAGTGCAACGGACTTTTACCTGTCCGTCTGGTTGTATCGTTTATCCCGTCAACAGCAACTTTCACGAAACTGTTCTTGTCAGGAACGATTTTAACTGTCATTTCATTGTTTCTGCTACCGCTGTTCTGAGTATCTCGGTTTGCTTCACGTACTGCCTGATATACTGCTTGACTGATTGCCGCAGTGATCTGATCATTATTTGCAACGGCGCTCCTACTACCGATAGAACCGACCATTTCAGGTGTGCCGTTTTCTCTTGCAACAAATAGCTGACCTGTCGCAGGATAACCGCCTCTTGCATATCCCTGCACACGATATCCAGGTGCTGTATAGCTTATCTGTGGTATAGATACAGCTTGTCCCATAGCGGCGAGAATGCCATTTGAGGCTATCTGTATTGCAGGTACCGCACTATTGAACGAATTGAAGAACTGGACGTGGAAACTATCTGCCTTGTCGAGAATTGTGTTGAAAATGTCAACTATATCATTGATGAGGCTGTTTTTCCTCAGGTCAATGCCGTTTTTAAAGCGGTCTATAAATTTGATACCAATTGAGGTTGTCGTGGACTTTGTATCAAATGTTGTAACGGCTGATTTTGCTGTATTTGCTACGTAAGTGTTCATAAACGTTGACAGTGATTTTATGCCGTTCATGAAGCCTTGGAGGAAAAAGACACCAATTTGGTACATTACTTTCGACGGAGAATGAATGCCCAGCGTATCTTTAAAGGAATTAATTGAAGATCCAGCCATATATTTGGAAGCTTTTGAAACCTGCGGAGTAGCTTCATAAAACTTATCCAAATATCCTTTTGTCTGGTTTGTAGCTGCGTCTTGCCACATTTTTATTGTATCTTTTGATACCTGTTCACTTGTTGAGGCATGAAGAACGTTGTCCATTACCTTTTGTACTGCCGTTGTAGCTTTACTTATGCTGTCTGGAACATTTTTCAACGCTTTAACATTATACAAATCATTTATTTCCTTTGTTGACAAGCCCTTTGACATGAGAACATTTTTTTGCGTTGTCCAAGAATCTGTGAAATCTCCAAACACTTTTTCTATTTCTTTTTTTGCAGCTTCTTCATCAGAAGTCCCTATTCCAAAAGCATGAAGAAAACTGTTGCCAGCCCAACTTCCAGACGAAGTGAAGTTTTTAAGGTCTTCCTTAGTCTCAGATACACAATCATCAATTTTCTGGCGTATCGTTTTAAAAGTCGAACCAACAGAAGTGAGCTGTTCATATTTGATATCGAACAGAGAATTAACTGCTTCGGTTAGTTTTTCTTTTTCGTCTTTGGATACGTCAAGAGCTGAAATTGTTTTAAGCTGTTCTTGCTTTGACTTTTTCAATGTCTTTAAAGCCTCAGCATAGTCTTTTGTCATTTTGTTGAGAGTGTCTTGTGCTGTCTTAAAGTTGCTTAGATTGATTCTTTGGCTCGAAAGGTTTCTTGCCTCTTCTTTAAGTGATTCCAAAGAACTTGTTGTTTCATCAACTTTTATTCCAGCGATTGCACTTAGCTGATTTTCATATTCTTTCAAAGAACTGATATCGCTGTCTGACAATGATGACTTGCTTGTTAAGTCATTTATTTTACTCATCAGCTCGTCTATTTTAGCCATGCTATTGTTTGTGCCGCCATTCACTATTCGTGTCATTTCGGCAACAGAGTAACCTTGGGCTTCCAGCATATCACTATTAGCTAGTATAAACAACTTAAAATTGTCATTACTTTCCTTGACATACTCTCTAGTTGTCTTTGCAAGACTTTCAAATTCCGTTTTAAGCTCACCGAGGCTGTTAGTATCAAACTTTGATTCGCTCAGCGTTTTTATTAACAGGTTAATCTTTCCTGTTGTTTCCTCCGCGCTTTTGCTAAGCTCAGAAAGATTTTTTGCCCCGTCAAGAAAAGATTGATCGCTTTCTGTCAGCTTTGAATAATAGTCTTGCAAGGACTCTGCGACATCTGTGATGTTTTTGCCAGATGTTTTCCATTCGGCATTAACTAATTGATCTCTCGCTTTATTTACCTGTTCGGCTGCCCCTTTAGCGGCTCCATTTAAAGCTTCAAATGCTGTTACGATTGAAGCTATGGCAAGCCCCGGAATACCGCCAAAAAGCCAAGAAACGCCTAATCCTGCCACGATTAATGCAGAATCTCCTAGTGCGTTTTTCCAATTGAGGGTATCTGCTGTAAGGCTTTTAAACAAATTATAGCTTCCATACCCAGATATAACTGTTCCGCCGATGGTTCCCAGCATCTTCACAACAGGCGATAGATTGCTTCTAAAATTTTTAACTCCGTCATTCATCTTTCCAAAGAATGATGTAGCCTCAGAATTTTTAAACCCGTCCGTGAAGTTTTTCAGCCACGTTTTGCACGTTTTTATAACGCTTAAACCTCCAAACGCCCCTTTAAGCTTCTTCACCCAATTAATCAGGTTAGCAAGCTTATTTACTGCCCATACTGTTGTCAGTAGTCCTGCAATGACTTTAATCATATCCTTGTGCTTTTTGAGCCAGTTGTAGAGCTCTTTCAGCTGAGCTTTGACTTTTTTGTAAAGTGCGTCCGTCTGCTTGTCAAGTCCTGCAAGAAAGTCATATTCAGGCAAATCAATGCCGAGATCATATTTGTTGCCTGTGGTATCTCCGCTGTCATTGCCGTTGTTCTTGTCAAGATTGAGCTGATTTATCTCATCAAAGCTAGCAAGTGCAAGCAACGCTTTCTTTGTTTCCTTGACAGACTCTGTTGCATCATCTGCATTCTCTGTTACACTGCTTAGACCTTTGCCAACCTCAGAATAATCTATCGTTGGCAGCTCAAAGCCTAACCACTTTGCAATGGCGTTAGCGGCGTCTGTGAGCAGTCTTACAAACACTTGCACATACGGTATCATCTTCACAGCAAACACGCTCACAATGTTTCCTATGGCTCTCTTTAACTGTTCAAACTGTTGCTGCAAAATTCTCATAGAGTTTGCAGGCGTGACGATGGTTCTTGCCATGTCGCCCATAACATTTGTAGATTGCTGAAGAATAGCGACGTATCTCAGTTGTGATTTCTGAGCCTGCGTCATGGTGTTGATGTTCTGCTGAATACCATTATCATAGGCTATCTGCTGAAGTGTTGCGGCGTCAAGGGCATAACCCAATCTACGCAAAGGCTCGAGTTCTCCAGAGATGCCAGATTCAACTTTCTGCATAGCGTCTTCTATGGAGATATTGAAGAATGATGCTATATCATAGCCTATCTGTGTCAGGTTTTTGGACATTATGTTTGACTTTTCAGCCGCAACTCCAAAGCCTGTTGTTATCTGCTTGAACACGCCCTGAAAGCGTATCCACTCAGAAATATCAATACCAAGCAGACTATTTACTTTTTCGGCATACCTATATGCTTCTTCGGAATAATCGCCCATAGCTACTGTAAATAGGTTGATGTTTTCGACATACTCGTTTGATGATTGCAAACAATCGGCGAGTGCATCTGCAGCCCTATTGACTGTGACGTAAAGTGCGGCGGCTCTTATTCTTGCGTCCTTAAAAACCGAGGACAAACTGGTATAGGATTTTACAGTTACGGCATTTGCAGATGCAAGGTTTCCGTTTCTCGCTATTGAACTCTTCATAATGCCATTAAGTGCAACAAGTCCGTTTTCCGCCTTTGAAACCTGCGTTGTCAACGGCTCTATAGCGGAGGTAAGCTGGCGTATTCTCGTTGCGAACTCATTGATTTTCTCTGTATCGAGTGACTTTGTGATATCAGGTATCTTTTTGAGACTGTTAAGGAATGGTGACAGATTGTTCTTACCCATTTCCTGCATTGGCTTACACGCCTCTGTGATAGCCGTTATATTCTCTTTAAGCACACTCACATTACTCATGCCGCTTACTGCATTGCACGCCTCAGAGAGCTTTTTGATGCTGTTCACGGTCTTTGTAACATTCGGAGACTTTATCTGAGAGAGTTTTGAAACGCTTTCAACAAGCTTTGCAAGCTTATCCACACCTGATATAGCATTGGCACTTGCCGCTATTTTGTTGAGCTTTTCGGAAAGCTTGTCAAGTCCCGAAAGTTTGCCCACTGACTTTTTTAGCGTTTCGAGCCTAACAATCAGCCTATCGAGTTTTTTTTCAGCGTTGTCAGACGAAGCTTCTACTTTCAAACTAAGCTTATCGATGTCTAATCCCATACTTTTTTTCACCTCCTAGATAAAAAAATAAGGCGGCAATAAGTCTGTTTAATTGCCCTTATTTGCCACCCTTCCTTTATTAAATGCTTCTGCAAATTTCCTGAAATTCTCCGCATTTTCTCGCATGATGTCATCATACGTTTTTTCATTATCCTTGTCGGCTTTGAAAATGTCATGCGGTTTATCGGGATATTTGCCGTCTTTTGAAAAACAACTTGCGATAGCTTCTTGAACATATAGTCCCGTTAGCCATGCATTGAAATTGTCCTTTTCTCTCTTTGCTTTTTGTGTCATCTCATCAGCTTTGCGAAAGGCAGCTGCCAAACAGCAGTCACCTTCCCAAAACTCTTTGGCAGTCATGCCTATGGATAAATACAATGGCAAAGCTTTTAGAAATGTTTGAGTATATGTTTGCTCTTTCGGAACGTTGTCTACTCTCCAACGCTCCAGGTTATCAAATTTTCCCTATCCTCAGCAGGGTCATTTGTTGTCAGTGTCTCGATAGTTTCGCTGTACATTGAGAACAGAGTCTCTATAAGCTTGTCCTTATCAGCGAAAAGAGCCTGCATCTTGTCAATCTGTTCAGGCTTTACGTTGCGGTGATTTTTCTTGAAAGCACCTGCGAAAAGCTCGTTCAGAGTGTTCATTGGCTTGTCTGAGAGATCATTCAGAGTGAAGCCGTTATTTTCCATTTGTCTTACTGTTCTTCTGGAAAACTCAAGGACGTAGTGCTGACCCTCGTAATTGAAATTGATTGTCTTTGCCATTGTTTTATCCTCCTGAAAAAATTATGTATCTGAAACTGTTGTCGGAGTGATATCGCTCTGCGGATAAGAAGTGATTTCCATTTCTCTCTTGCCGCCGACTTCGCCACCTTTGATGTTGACGAACATAGAGCCTGTCCATGTCCACGCACCATATTCACCTGTTGCACCAAAGCGAAGTTCAAAAACGATTGTATCGTCGCCTTCCATTGCCTTGAGCTTATCATACGCTGCTTTGGTGTAGTTCGCACCAAATGTGTAATCTGGAACATCTACCATACCTTCGGCATATTTTTTCTGCCTGCTGGACAGGTCAGATACGTCCAGCTTTTCAGGTGCAGTGAAAAGGTCTGGGTATGATGTAATGTCACAAAGCTTTGAAGCTTTGCTTTCAGCGGCCTTTTTTGCATACAAATAGGTATTAATTGTTGCTTTCTCCAACTTCATTACCTCCTATAAATTATTTCGTCCGTATCAACTTTGCACTCGAAACGCATTGTGATACGATATATTGATGTGTCAGATAGATTTTCAATAGGCTGGCAGAATGTTCTCATCATGCCGATTTTATCGAATTCGTCTGACACAAGGTTTCTGATTTTTTTTGCTTGCGTTTTCTTGCCTTTGGCGAGGTTGCTATAAACATTCACTGTGTACAGTAGGTTGCTTGCGTTCTCAATTCTGCCGCTGTCTATGTACGCAGGATCAACCGAGTTGCTTGTTTCCACGATTGATACATACGGAAATGTTGCGGGTTTATCTGTGTTTATGCTGCTGACAGATATATTTTTGAAGGCTTTTTCAAGTGCTTTCGACACTGTGTCAAACACTTTGTTTTCAATGTCAATCACTTAAAAACCTCCTTAATAATGTTGTCAAGAGCATTTCGCATTTCCAACCCTGTTTCGTACATAAATGGTCTGCTTGGCATACCCTGTGTAAACTTCCACGTTCCGTCATCAGCAGGATAAAACCAGCCTATACGTCCGTCTTGCGTCGTGATATAATGTGTTCCGCCCATATATTGATAGCCACATTCGCTTATGGCTTGTCCTACATATGGCTGTGACGCACCTTTTACACCTGTTCCAAATTCAACGAACACTGCATAATCACAGTCACAAGAAATGAAACCAGCATTAAGCAATGGGCTATAGTAGCCGTCAACCCGGCTGAGCAAATGTCCTGTATCAGGGATATCCATTTCAATGACTTTTGCTCTGCATATCGTTAGTCCATAATCAGTAAGACGCTCCACAAGCAGTTGAGCTTTTTTGTGTATCTCAGCTTTATATGCTTTCATTTGCTCAACGGCTTTTGTCAAGCTATCTTCTGACAGATTAAACGCTATCTTCCTCATTGACATTCACCTGTTTTATGGCAAACTGTATTTGATTTGGCGTAACAGAGCGTTTTTTTACAATGAAATTGTGAGGACCATTGACGTCAATATCTATCCACAGCAGTGAGTGTTCATCAATTTCGCACTTCATATCTGCGGTTGACATTGTTCTATCATAGTCCAGGTTTCGACCGAACTGTGACATTTCACTGTCGCTTTTATTGCCTGATATCGACATATAGCACTCGCTAAAATCTGAGTAACTTATGCCTTTCTCGCCTGTCCTATAGCCGTCATCATCAAGTAAATCTTGTTCACCTAAATACAGCTTATAGCTTATTTTTGTAACGTTTCGCATTAGGTTTCTCATTACAATACCTCAGCTTTCGGAACGATTTCGTCAAGCAATTGTTGAGATACCCATGAGCTTTCATATGTACGGCTTACTCCGTTTTCAGAGTGTGCCTTTTCGCCCTCAGCTCCACGCTTATTGTATAGGTCTATGGCAATTCTCAACTGTAAGCCTTTGTACTGTGGCTCAACCTCTGTGCGGTCTGTGCCGAAAGGGAAGCGATGTGCAAGGATAATTGATTGAGCAGTGTCTAAATACTGCATAATCAATTCCTCGGAATTTTCCTCAGGAACGCTTGCCTTAAACAGCTCAATCATATCCATTTTGCACTCTCCTTTTATGCCTTAGACGCTACTGTAGCTGAACCAGCCTTTACAGCTTTGTTGTTTGCATCTACCTCAACGATGAGTATCTTATTACCTGTTGTTGCGGTGATCTCGGATACTCCGTCCCATGCAGTGTAGCCTGACTTGCATTCTGCACCAAACTCTGGAGCAGTTACGCTCGATGCTGTCTTATACTTGTAGGAGTTGCCTGCTGACAGAGATGGTGATACTGTTACCTTTGTCTTGCCTGATGCACTTGTGCCAGCGACAGAAGTTACTGTAAGCTCACCGATTTTGGCATTTGTGTTGATAACATAAACGTTATCCATGTCCTCAAATGATGGCAGGACGATTTCGCTTGCAAGCACTCTTATATTAACAGGGTTTTGCTGCTTGATTGTTGTAATTGCAACGCCTGTATTTACGATAGCGACATCTGCCTTGCCGTCAGCCATGAGGTCAGCCTCTTCAGGTGTTGTGCCATAAACTGTTGAACCGAGTGGCTGTGCGGGGAGGAGTGTTACCATATCATCTGGATAAAATTTCTTTGCTGTGCCACTTTCGTCAATAAATGACTTGTTGTTTACAACAACTGTGAGCTCAGTTTCCTCAGAGATGTACTCCTTTACGAGCTTGTCTGTTATGAGAACAACCCCACCTGCTGCCTGAGCTTTGGCAACGATATATGCCTTGACGTTCTCATTCTCTCTGATATCTTTGAGTGTCTTCTTTGACATCAGGGCGATTGCAGGATCGTTTCCTGTAAGCTTATAAATGGCATCCTTAGCGTCAAGAATGTCCTGTACAGGGTTTGAATTCTTATGATCTGTCCATGCAGCTGTACCTGTGAGAGCTTTGAAATTGTTTACCTTGAATGAGCCGTCAACGTCATACTCATACAGACAGCTTGCCTTTGCACCGTCTGACAACTCAATCTTAGGAGAACCATCAGCCGGTGAGAGAAGCTGCATGATCATTCTCTCTGGAACAACATTTGCACCATTGGTAAGGTTCTTGGCATCGCTGTAGATGTTATCAAGTACAGGCTGTACATATGGATCATTGCTGTCCTGTGCTCTCAGGATCTCCTGCCTGTCGCTTTCCTTGATGATAAAGCTATCACGGAAGAATGGCATTTCTGTCTGAATTGCAGTTACACCAATTCTATCTCTGACGGGTGCTACAGTATCAAACGCACTCTGTCTGAGTGTTACAGGCAGGCCTGACCTACCCTTAATCCACTTTATATCGATACCCTTTTTCTTTACAGGTGGGAACAGGGAAGTTCCCAGATAGCCTTCTGTATTTGCCTGCTCAAGGTACTTTGTCCAGTACATAGCAAATGCCTTAGCTGTGAAAACATCTGAAAAATTCTGCATTATGTATTGCCTCCCTTATTCAAAAAAATGTGATTCTAGGCAGTGCTGTCTTAGCCGCTGTCTGTACTGTTACGCCGTTAGCTGTCAGCTTAGCGGTTGAAACTGTTCCTGCATACACAAGTGCTACTGTCTTATCGCCGTCGGTTACGTCAACTGTGTCAAGCAGAAGACCGATAGCGGTTGAATCGTTTGCAGGAAATGGAGTTCCACCTTTAACGATTTTCTTTCCGTTGCTATCAGCTGTGATAGCGCTTGCCTTGATTGTATATGGTCTTGCTAAAAATTCGCCGTTTGCAAGAATTGTCTTATCTGCAATTACGGCTGTAGACTTCATCATATTAGCCATTTAATTACCTCCTATATGTATTTTTTTAGACCTTCCGCCGCAGTTTTAGCAATGGTTGCTCTGTCTGTAGCCAATTTCTCGGCTATCTTTTCAGCAGATGTAAGTCCGTCGTTTCCGCCTGCTCCCTGAGGCTTTGGAGTGTTCTTTAGGCCGTCTTCTTTAAGCTTATCTTCAACGGCTTTCTTTTGAGATGTGAGCATTGCGGCAATGGACTTTGCAGAATTAACTGTAGTTTCTTCATTGTCTGAAACAATGCTGTCGATAAATCCCTTGTAATCGTCCTCTTTAAGGCCACAGTTTACGAACTCCGCAACAGCTTTAGTCTTGTTCAGCATTTTCAGGTTGGTGATCTTAGCCGCCTCAGCTTCATCAGTGAGTTTTTTCAATTTCTGCTCAGCTGTCAGCTTCTCAGCTTCATAGTCATCATACTTCTTTGCCTTATCTCTGAGTGTCGCAAGCTCGTCAGCTTTTACACCGCTGGACTTGGCTGCTGTGACTTCACCATTGTGTTTGTTCAGAAATGCTGTGATTTCCTCATCTGTTGCGTTTGGGAAAATACCCTTTACGTCTTCTCTTGTCATAAGAAACACTCCTTTTCTACGTCTACGCTTATTAACGCCGGTTGCTCGGCTTGACGTTTGCTGTTTAACGCACAGCTACAATTTATTTCACAGGTTGCATAACACACCTGCAATTAACGATTTCTTTTGCCGATGCTCCCAGCGAACTATCTTGCGGAAACATCAGCTGGCTGTTGCCAATGTCAAATGGTTCAAACAAGCTCCTGACTTGTCCGTCTGCGACTCTGTGTGTATCTCGGACCTTGTTGTCCTTAAACGATACCCACATCTTCTTTGTGTAACCACTTTGATAATATCCCTCAAGTGCTGCACATTCGCACAGAGCATTGATTTCTGTGCGTGATATAGTCCTAGCTCGGCTTACCGAAAATGCGTTGTCATAATCACCACTTTCAATTAGCCTTTGGGTTGTCTGCTGAATTTCCTTTGCAAACTGTTCCGAGTGCTTAACAATCCATTTTTGGGAATATTCCGATAGCCCCTTTACATTGCTTGCTATGTTCAGAACATACTTTAAAAAATAATTGTTCGTAATCTCGATGTATGTGCTTGACATTATCGTTGCATACACTGTTGCATATAGCAGATATTTGTCGCTGTCGGTGCGCTCACGCTGTGAGGAAAATATCTTATTGAGCTCTCGCTCAAACACTGCCGCCATTTCTATTCGCAACAGCTTTTCAGCGGTTGGCAGCTCCATTTTGTTAAACCACAACACGTTAAGCTCATCAAATTTAAGCGTTGCCACTGTTATCACCGCCGTTGTTGTCCATAGCTCCTATAGCTTTGAGCATTTCATCAGCTACAGTGGTATTTACGGCAAAATTACCCGTATCTTGCTGTTGCTGTGTTGTTGCTGCTTCTAAGTATGGCTTGCTGTCCTGATAAACCTGTTCAGGGTCAGAGAACAATCCGCAGTGCAAAATAGCTATTCTTGGGTGAATGCCTGCCTGCAACATATTCATCAGGCCTTGTGTCTTGGTGAGCAGGTTGTCAGTCTTGTTTCTTGTAAACTTCACATCAATATCGTGAAGCTTAATATCTTTGACTTCCTGCTTGCAATTTCGAGTATTCTTGCAGATTTTCAGAACAACTCTTAAAAATTGCTTCTCAGGCTTTACAAACATCAATTCAAAAGCTTTGGCAGCACTTTCAGCCATTACCCAACCTTCACCGATTATCAGCGCTTGACCTGTGTTGCCGCCTGCACTTGCTCGGCGATCAGGCACACTCGCAATAGTAAGCATTCGGTCATATAGGTCATCTTTAGCTACCTGAGTCTGTGAAATATCGAGCTTTGTTTCGATATTTTTTATTGACGCTTGACGCCCTTCTTGCGAACGGGTTTTTATTGCACCAAGCTCTTTGAGCTCTTGCAGCTGCTTTTTGTCGATATCTATGTTGTCAAACCATGTAAACGCCTGTATTATCTGCTCAATTCCGTCAATGTCATTACTGTCAATGTTGTTTATAGCATCGCAAAGTGTTATAACTGTCTCAAATGAGCCTAAACGTTCAGGATTATTTTCATACTCGATAATTGGAATATATCCAATGTTGTTCGGCTGTGATCTAGCCACAACGCCTTCGCCGTTTTTGAAGTCGATACGCCAATACCATTCATTGGTGTAAATGTCAAATGACCTGTAGCTTGTTATATCTGCATTTGCAAATCTGTAGCTGGAGTATGTCACACCAATAACAGGCTTGCGTTTATAGTCATTACTGTAGATAACAAACGTGTTTCTAGGGTCAAGTATATATGTTTCAAACGGAACATCTTCGTCCACATCAGAGGGAAGTACCAGCCTATATCCCACGCCACACTGATTTATCCACTCAGCAAGCTCTCTGTCCTTGGCAGCTTTATCGTCCTCTTGCATATACTCGTTGAGAGCCGCCACACCATTATCTGATGGAGCATCGCTTCCTGTATTATCAAGCTCGCAATTTCCACGCTTAACATACTGAACAGGTTCGCCAAAGATAAAACCAACTTTGAAATTGTTTATTTCCAATGCATGGTTTTCGACAATTTTGTTATTAATCTCAGGCCTAACCTCTTTGACACGATTTAAAATTGGTTGCTTACCACGTAGATAGTCGTGGAGATACTCAATTTCTTCTCGGTTCAATTCGTGAGTTGCGACCGCTCTCCGAACTATTTCAATAATGTTTTCTTCTGTAATATCTCTTTCATTCAGAAGGATTTTTCGTCTGCCGTGTAATTCCGTATTGTTTCACCTCCGTGCAACAAAAAAAGTGCCTATCAGCTATCTTTTTTAGATAACTAATAGGCACTTGGTAATTAAACACTTGGCACTTAATATTCTTATGGTGCCGACTTTCAGGCTCACACTGTCAGCCGACATGTGCGGCGTGTTACCGCCGCTGTAAAAACAGAAAGGAGATCAAGCCTGGACAAGCTTGCATGGCAACTGCTTTGTGGGTGATACCTGGAGAGGATAGCAGCTGCCAAATGGAGCAGATATCAAGCTGGCACGCTCTCAACCTGCAAATTCAAAGCTGTACCTGTTGCAATACAGCTTTGCGATCCTGCCCGAACGCTATACGCACTTTTGAAATAGGTCAAATGCACAGGCGTTGGCAATGTAAAATTCAAGAAGTACCATTATTTTGTGTCGGAAGCACGCCGACTCTGGTGCAAGCTTTAAGTATAGCCCTCTGAGCCTGCATACGCTGTTTTTCCTCTTATGGTAGATGAAAAACTTGGCATCAAAAAACGAAACCTCGGCTATTCCACCCGACGACGCACAGCCAAAGTGTGCAGGTTTTTAAGTTATACGATACCGATATTTTACGTTCTCGGTCTACAAACTGTATAACAGGCTTGGTGTTCCGTGTGGGAATTGCACCCACTCTGACTTTGCGGAACATACGGGGCTTTCGCCCCGTAAATTAACTTAACGGAGGTGCTTTTCAGCACTTATGGGCAATTTAACTGCAACGTTTTTCTTGCAGCCTTTGCAGTATGGATAGATAATGCCCTTTGCGTCATTATCGACTTCCATAAGCTTTCGCTTTATGCCTGCCGCCGCACAGCTCGGACAATATACATCTATGCGCCTATTATGTATGCGCCTATTATCCATTACCTATCCCTCCTGACAAGCTAATTATAATACTACTTTTCAACTTTTTCCACTTCACACTGTGTAAAATATTTTTCAACATTTTTGTTCATGTTGCACAATTCGCTTTCATTTCAGCGTCTGCCTATAAGTCCCCCTATATAATCTTCTTGATAATCTCCACACTTGCACCTACGCCATTTGTTACAAACGCACACAGCTGTGCCATGCTGTCGGGGGCGTCATCATGTGCGTTTTTACCGCTCTGATTAAATGCAAACAGGTTTTCCAGAAATTTATCGTACATCTCACCTCTGCCATTATCGTTGCGATAATACACCTGCTTTATATCTGGTGCATACTGCAATATTCGGCTGAGCTTGCTCTGTGTTGTCGACGCACGTTTACTGCTGATATTTATGTGGATGTTCTGTGCTCTCAGCTGTTTATCTATCTCATTCGCATATTCATCTCCGCCGTTATTACCTTCAAACCTCTCTTGATGTATCTGATGTTGTATGCTCTTTGCCACAACCATTGGCTGTGTGATTTTTTTATCACCCTTGCTGAACACCACGTCTTGCAAAAATAAACTTCCGTCCTCATACAGATATCCTATTGGCATTGCCAGATAGTCACCACCCCATGCTACGTCGCACACAGCTATTCTTCTTGCAGAGCCGTCAGGTAATGTCCCGTTATACCAGTTCATTTCGTCCTTATGGAAGAGCAGTCCCTCACGTTCCATAGGCTGTTGCATATACAGGCAACTAAACGTGACATTATCTATATCTGTTTTTATATCACGAATTTTTTTATCTGTGTATCTGTCCGCACAGTTGTAATTGAAATTACTACGGCCATTATCGTCACACACAGGTATCGCAATAAATCTATATCGTGGATCTCCCTCATGGTCAGTTCGCATTCGGCTGATAGGGTCATGCAAGCTCCATATCGTACCGAGCATTATTTGCTTTACATTATCGCCTATCTGTCGGGTTGTCAGCGTATCTTTGTAATCCTGCCACAGTGTTTCAAGCCTTTGCGGGTTTCTTGCCACTTCCGCATTCTTCACGAGGTCATCTGTTATCATGAACTTATTTGCTCTCGTTCGACCTGTTACCGAACCGCCCAGCGAGATAACTCCGATAGTAGGGAAGTCGCCTTTCTTCCTGTACGATATTGTGTTGTACTCTGCACTCAGTGTAGGCATACCATTGTCGAATATATCGTTATGCCCATATTCGCTTGTGTCCGTTAGCATTGATACCACACTGTCATACATCATTTTTGACATTCCATCTGAGTATGACGTATAGATGTTCGCAGACTGCGGAAACAATCCTGCAATGTATGACAGCAGGAACTTTATAAGCGTACTCTTGCCTGCACCTGGGGGCGTGCTCAAGCTCAGAAACAGGGCGTCCTCATCATCTATGAACTCTTGTATCTGCGTTGCCAACTTGTGCTTGCCCTCAAGAACAGCTCTCCTTGGTGCCCAGAACTTAGCGCTTGGTTCTCTGTTCCATTCCGAAGCCAGCATATATGCGTCAAAATCGCTGTCGCCTGCCCACAGCACGAATTTGTGAGCGAGGTCATACCACTCTTTCGCGAGTTTTGCTTTGCCTGCTTTTGCAAGTTCACTTGTTTTTCTCATTGCTCTCTCATAGCTATGCTTTGCCGCCTTTATCATCGGCTTCTTCTTTTCGTCCTGAACCTTTAACGTTTCTAGCAGGAGCTGTTCTGTTTTCAACTCGCCATTTGCCTGTTTTTGGGCAAGCTTAAACATATCTTCTTTGCTTAATGCTCTGTTGCCTACTACTGTCAGATCTATCATACTTTTTCTGCATGGCATAAAAATAGTGCCACACAATTAGCCTCCTTTCATCGTCAGCTATGTGGCACTTGGCACTCGGCACTTGGCACGCTCTATTTTTTTATTATCGTTCTGCTATTATCATCCTGCTGTTATCTTGCTGCTCTCATTTCATTATACCACGTTGAACGGCTTATGCCAAGTTCACGGCAGGCGGCGGCTACTGTCATTTCTCCGCTATCGACCTTTTGCTTTACCTCATCAGGTATGTTTACAGTTTTCGGTCTGCCTTCCTGGTAGCCCTCTTTTTGCCGCGCAATGGCTTTGCCTGATTGTGTCCTTTCTAGTATCATTGCTCTCTCAAACTCGGCAAATGCCAATAGGTTTGTGATAATTAGTTTGCCTATTGGTGTGTTTTCTATCAGACCCATGTTGAGTATGTGTATCTTAACACCTTTCGCTCTCATACGCTCGATATATTCCAGCCCTAACGCTGTTGACCTGCAGAAGCGGTCAAGCTTTGTAACCACTATCGTGTCACCTGAAACTGCTTTATCCATTATTTCATTCAACACTTTACGCTCTTTTGCGCCTGACCCCTGTTCCAGATGTATTTCTGCATCTGGATAGTTGCTTTTTATCAGCTTCTCTTGGTCTTCAAAGCTGTTTCCGTCTATCTGACCTACAGAGCTGACTCTTGCATATCCGTATACCATTGCACATCACCCTTTATGCTTACTGCTGTTCACCCTGCCTGACCTGCTGTTTCTCCATTCATTATTCTTCTTCCTGCTCATCCTCTTTTGTTATCACATATGATCCCGTTGCTCTTTTGCCACGCGTGCTTTTTGGCTGTATGATTATTTCATAGCCCATTGCGTCTAACATTTCAAATGCTTTATCAACGCCAATGTTCTTGTTTTTCAACCTTTCGGAAACAACCGATTGTGACTTTATCACCTGCTTGCCGGCAAGTGCATTGATTTTGAGCAATAGCGATTTTTGCGTCGTCTTCGTGTCTGCCATGACGCTGGCGATTATTTTGCAAATGTTCATTGTTACTACCTCCGTTACTTTGTTGCTTATATTATATCAGATATATCTGTTTGTGTCAACCCCTTTTTTATATTTTTTCTAGTCGGGGGGTTGAGTGAAGGGGTTGGGTCCGTCCTGTAAGACCCCCGGGGGTGGGTCATTTTTCCGTTTATAAAGGTATATATAATAATAGCGGCTGGTTTCTACGATCTTGTTTGTGCAAATGTGTGCAATATCTTTTGATTTTTTGTACATATTCAACAAAGTTAAAAAATATCAGAAAAAACTGATTAAAAAGGGTTGACAATATCAGAAATATCTGATATTATAATAACAGAAACAAAAACCACAGCAAGACAGCCCACAGGGCAGGAGGTAAAACATGAAAAACTATCTAGTACATTACGGTTACAGAAACACGATCATCAGCACCAGCAGAAACGCAGCGAAACACCTGCAGAACCTCGGCGGAGACAGCGTGCTAGTAACGGATATGCACGGCAACCCGATATGCGCCGCACGCAGAGCCGAGGACGGCAAGCCATACAGCTACACGATTAATGAATAACAGGAGGTATAACATCATGAAACGAACAGAAATTGAACAGCAGATCATAAACCATTATTTACAGTTTATAACAGGCACAGAGGTATACAATGGCGGCAATCAAATAAGATATCACGTCGGCGGCAACTTTGAAATCGTGGTCAGCAAATGCGACCACGATCTAAGCTACAAGCATGACACTATGAGGCTGTGGCACAAAGCGGGATTTATAAAAACCATGCTGCCAACACACATTGCCGTTGACACATATTACTACGACACCAACGGCAACTGCAGGGGACTGTACAACGTTACACACAAATTATCAGATGACGGCCACCGACACGTTATTAATTTTGATTACCTGCGTGAATGGACGCAGGACAATATCAATGAACTGGTTGCCGAATGTATTCGTATGCGCGAAATGAACATCACACATCGGGGCGAGGCAGTGACCACATGTTAATAATCGCCCTGCTTCTGCTCCCCGTTCTGGTGGTTATCAGAACGGCAAAGCGTTATAAATAATCGTTCTAGGGGGTTGACGATATCAGCCCCCCTATATTTTTACCCGCCAAGGCTCCGGCTTTGGTGGGCTTTTTTTTGCCTGCTCCGCTAATCGTGGGGCGGGCGTTGTTATTCTATTCCGTCCTTTGCTACCTATTCGCCCGCATATGCGGTCCGATATCATACCCCTATACTTTAACGCTCAACGCTGCCCGACGGCTCTTGCGACGTGCTGGACGGCCTAGCGGTGATATCTTTGCAATATTGCTATTGTTATGACGTTCTACAATGTGCCTAGCGTGCGTCCTATGACGTTATAGCGTGTCGCCTATAAAACTACTGCACTAAATGCTAAAACGTCATACGGGGCTTGCTAGCCGTCTTGTGGCGCGTGCATGATTTTTCGATAAAATCACCGCCGCCCAAAGGTCAACCCCTCAGGCGGCGTGTTTTTGACTGTTTTCTTACCGATTTTCTGTTCATATTTATTTCGACTATTGCGTGTGAGAATTTTTACGTTTCCGTGTGCGTTCCATAGTCGCTTGATAGTCGTTTGATAGTCGCTCAGCGTGTGAGTGATAGTCGCTTGGCATAGTCGCTTGCTATTCCTCAGCTTCAGAAGCTTCAACGTCTATGACCTCAGTTTCTTTCATGAGCTTCTTTGCCAGCTCATCGTCGGTCAGATTGTCGCCAAGCTGATTGGTCTTTGTGACCTCAACTTCCTGCTTGTCGGTCATGCCGTAATAGTTCTTTGCACGGAAGATGTAAGTCACAGGATTGAGCTTGCCTGCTTGCACCAATTTTGCGTCAAAAGCACGCATAAAACTCTTGGCATTTTTTATAATTTCGGACGTCGAAACGTTCAACTCCCCCTCATCAAACGGGTGTGTTCTGCCTTTTTCCCAATCCCAGATAGTCTGGATTGAGTAGCCAGTGAACAGGCACATTTCCTCAACGGTAGGAACGATATTATTTTCAGCACAGTGTTTAAAATACTTATCGAGTCTATCTGCGAGTTCAGCGTTTGATTTAACTTTTGGCTGTTTGTAAGCAACATAGACTTCTCTGACCATTTTTCCGACAAAAGCACCATCTTTCGCAAGAGCTGTCTTGTTGGACGTACCGAAGTTATTTTTACCGCCTCTGCCTTTTACAACATCATTTGCCATTCTGAACACCTCCTTGGATAATTTCATTGATTATGCGACAGCCTACCTTGTGAACGCGATAGACAGTCGAGGGTGAGATACAAAGTTGCTCAGCAGTTTGTTCTTGCGTGAGCTTTTGAATGTAAATACATTTCATCACAGCATAGATATGCGGGTCTGAAATGCAGCTGAGATAATCGGCGTAATTGGACATTATAAAACCTCCTTATGACGGATATGACGGAATGACATGACTTTATGACAAAATTTCGTTTTTTCTATATGTATTTATATTTATTAATATTTGTACTTTATATAAAGTATCTGTCATGCTGTCATAAGCACCCCGCAAAGCTAGGAATATAGGGGCTATGACAGATGACGGATTACCCATGACAGATGTGGTTTTATATCTGTCATAAGCAAGAACAAACGTGCGTTTTGTGAATTAATTATTAACAAGTGAGAGCCCATGACGGATTATGACGGATAACATGTCGGATTGCGCAGATACATCTGTCATAGGTGGCTGTCATGGGCGGTCAGAGAAGTTCATCAAAGCCGTCGCCGTTATAGATGCTGACTTTCTGCTGAGAATTCTTGAGCTGATAGCCTCGCTCTTTCGTTCTGCGCACGGCAATTAACTTATCTTCGGTAAGTCGCTTAAACTCTCTGCTGAATGACGAAAGTGCTTTGGCGTGATGACCTGTTTCTTCACACCATGTGCGGTAAAACTGATACAGCTTTGTGTTGCTGATATAGTCGGTGTTTTGAGTATTAAAATACTCAGCATATGGTTCTTCGGAAACAAACTCCGAAACAGGGTTGATAACTTCACGGAAAGACTGTTTGAGGTCCTCAGAGTCGTCCGTTACGGTGAATGCGCTGGTTTGTCTGAGGCGGTTATAGCCTTCGAGTATCCAATTGAAAATCGCAGGCTTGTCCGCGAGGAGCTTGTCCTTGAGAGTGCGGTCAGCTTTCATTTCGTTCGGCTTGCTCGGGTCTGGATCGTCCACAAAGCGGCGTGAGAATTTAACGAACAGCATACGGCGTTCCAAACCATATGAGAAGTCCTTGAAGTGCGGAATATTGTTGCACGCAAAGATAAATTTCGTTCGTGGGATAAAGTCCACGAAGTCCTTATGCTTGAAACAGCCTGAGATAGCACCGCCTGCAACGACTTGCTTGAAAACAGACTCTGCACCCTTAACGTCCGTGTTGGTTTCCTCACCGAAGTTGACGAGAGAGTTCATCAGCTTAATGCGTTTGAAGTCTTCAACAAGACCTGACAGCTCGAAAGTCGTTTGAGCGTCTTTCGGGAAAATGGATTGCAGGGTTTCAATATACACGGACTTGCCGTTTGAGCCCTCACCGAGAAGAAAGGCACATGACTGCAAGGAGCAATCTGTATAGAGAATATATCCTGCTATCTCCTGCAAGAGCGACATACGCTTAGCGTCACCGGCTGAAACGTCGTATATGAATTTGTTCCAGCGTTCAGACGTTGTGCCGGGGACGTATGGAAAATTGAACTGTACCGTGAGCATATCAGACGGGGAGTGCTCACGAAATGTGAGGTCTCTGAGGTCTAGCGTGCCGTTGATGAAGCTCAGGAGAGGTTGCTTATTAAACTGTTCCTGAGTTATACAGTCAGTGCGGAGAAGCTTCGTAATTGATGTGAGCTTGCTGCCTGTGCGATATGAGCCCAGCTCACGGGATATGTAGCCGCCGATGACATCATCATCGAGAGCTTGCCAATAGCCATGCGAATATTCGTAAAAGCCCACGTTGGCAAGGTATCTGAGATTATGTCGCTTGGCAACGTATTTTGCTATGATATCCTCGTTAGGGGATGCGAAGCAGGACTTTCGCAGCTCATTGAGATAGTCGCTAGACATCTCAGGACGGTATATCGAGATGTTCTCACGGATAGCTGAGAATAAATCTGATAGCTCAGGCTTGGCTACCCAGCGTGCGGCTTCGTGGCAGAACTGCTTGAGCTCTTCGCGGTCTGCAAGTCGCTTGGCAAGTTCATTGACGCCTGGTGTTGCGTTGTCAACGAGATCTGCAAGGGAATAGCCGTGCGAGTAGTATTCGGACACGTCCTTGAATGCAGGCGGGATAGCCGCTACCTTGAAAGGTATGCGGTGTGAGAATAGTTGCTTGCCAAGTTTAAGAGTGAATTTTCTGCCAGGCTCGTCGGTGTCGAAACTAAGCAGGACGTATGGAAACTGCTTAGCGGCTGAAATTACCACAGGAAGCTGCCCACGATTGGATTCACTGAAAGCTCCGCCCATAGTCGCTAGTATCGGATAGTTTTCCTGCTCATAGCTTAAAGCGTCAAATGCTCCCTCACAGATAACGAGAGGGAGGTTGCTCGACGTGCGATTGAGTGTGTGCATACCCCAGATGACAGCTCGGTCAGAGTTGTCTGAGGCTGGTGGCTTGAGATACTTGACCTCCTGCTTATCTGACGTTGCACGAGCATTCCAGGAAGCTATATATCCGTTTTTGAAATAGGGGATACATATACGATTAGCAGCATAGTGTTCAGCTATTTTGTCGGGGAGCTCTACGCGATAGCCCTCGCCTGTGTAGCCGATTTTCAGGCGGTTAATGGTCTGATCGTTAATGTTACGGCCATGCAGATAGTCGATATCCTCGGGGCGCAGCTGAGAGTGCCACTTCTCAACAAGTTTTGTACGAGAATCAAGTGCGGATTTCCAATTGTCCGTCTGATAGTTGAGGGTTACTCCTGTGAGATCTGCGAGTTTATGGAGTGCCTCTGATCGGTTCCCGTTGAACTCACAGTTGGCGCAGAAGTCGATAACGTCACCGCCCTTGGAGTCTCCGTGGTCATAGTAATAGTCGTCGTAGACAACGAACGATGACTTGTTGTTTGCTGAAGACCGCAAAGGGGATACACATCTGTCTCCTGGTTTGTTTATTGCAAGACCTATCCTGCGTGCGTACTCGACGCAGGTAAGTCGTTCTTTGATTTGCTCGAAAGCTGTTGCTGACATTTAATCACCTCGTCTTGGTATGCTTTCAGTGCTTTCAGTATTTGCTGAGCTTTAATTCCGTCGGAATAAGTCGGTTGCTCGGTTTTAGATTTGAGTTTACGATAGTCGACGTCGTCGTCAAACGATAAGCCAAGTGCTGTAAGATCTGCTTGTCCGCATATCTTGGCGTCTGATTTTAGATATGCAATTAGTTTTGCGTATCTCTGTGAGCCGATGCTGCAATTCAAGCGCAAATGTATCAGCATACATTTCAAGTTGTTTTGCAGTGCAAGAAAAATCTCAGCAGGGAGCTTGCCGTTAAGCCTGAAAATAATATCGTAGGTGTCGCTGTCACTGATGTTCAGCTTGCGGCAAGAATCTTCAACGCGGAAATCGTATGCCTCTGCATCATAGTCGTTCATATGCGCCGTAAATTCGGCATACGATGTTGTAAAGTCGGTTATAGTTTTTTTGTACCAGTCGTGTGGAAACAGCTGTTTGAGAGCTATAGCCACAGTCGCAAAGGTCTTGAAGTTTGCATCAACAATGCCTTTGAGTTTGTGGTTTCGCTGGTAGTCTCTGATTTTTCGGTTAGTCATATGGAATTACCTCACTTATGTGTGATTATGTGTGCCTGCCAGCACGATGAGAGATAGTTGAGGTTAAACAGGCAAGCGGGGGCGACTCCGCGAATGCTGTTCGCATAGTTGCTGTACAACTCTCTTGACGGACTGATGTAACGCACGCTGTCAGCATAGCCGGCGGTACAAGAGCGAGGTGTAAGCGTGCATACCCAATCATCATACTTAGGCATAAGTTTTCTGTATCTTCTGTACTGATCGCAATCGAGAAGTGTGACATAGTCTTCAACGACGCCGTACTTATCATCGCCATTATCTGCTGTCAAGGTAGAGAAATTGGCTAGCAATGCACCTTTGTCAAAATTCTTGTCAAGAAATTCACTGTTAAGCCATTTTCTTAGTGATGATGTTCTCCAGTTGTTACAACCGTCCTCATATTCATCGTTAAACGGCATATTAGCGATTACCTTAGCGGTCACTGCAAAAGCAGTTTTGTTTCCTACATCAAGACAAACCCATTCGATACCTTTGTATTCAAAGTGGTCTCCTGCTTTGATTTCATTTATCGATTTTTCTTCCGACAACGCAGAACGGATTGCCGCTTCAATTTCATCAGTGTGTGCTTCAACGAATTTGTTTATGATTTTTTTGATGTCCATTTATATACCACCTTTCAAGAGTTCAGGATTGTCATAAACGTTGCCGACGATTTCTAGTTCTTCGCCATAAACGTTGGCGAAATCAACTGTGAATGTAGGAAAGGTTATAATAAATTTCGCCATATCATTATCCCACTCGACTTTGCCATAATCTTCGTCATAGCTGTTCCAAACAGTATCGCCCTCAAAAATCTTCCTGCCGTTCATATCGGTAAGACCTGTGTACTGACCGACAGTTTCAGGGTCAATTTCGGCTGTATATAATGCACTTGCATAATCGGGAATGATATAGTCTTTATCCAACCGTAGCGGCAGATATAGCCCTGAACCCACTCACCATTGTCGGTGCGCTTGCCACGAAATAATATTTCACGCATTGTCTTCATCACTCCTTTTCTCCCACGCATTGCATTTGTTCTTTCTGCTCACTATGAGAAATTTGATCTTTGCGACATCACTTCGCTTTTCGCAAAAAGCATATATTGCCTTGTCATGCTGAGGACCGAAGCCTATTGCGTGTTTGCAATTTGAACAGGTTTTATCCATTTCTGTCACCGTCCATTCTTGCTCCGCAGTCAGGGCAGTAATCAAATAATTTATCGCTCTCAGAATGACAAACACTACACATAAATTCTGCAACACGATATCCTGGTTCTTGATTTTTCCATTCTCCATGCTGTACCTCCTGCACATCTGCGGTAGGCTGTTCGTTGATTATATCAGCAATGCTGCTGTTATCACCCAGAATGCCTGTTATGCCCTTTTCGTATATCGGCATACACGCTGCCGATAGTTCGTCAATCAGATTGTCTGCATTGATGTATCTTGCCATATGTTATACCTCCAAATCATCAAATGTCAGCTGGGTGAAATCTTCGCCCAACCACCAGCGAAAAACGTCTTGACCTGTTTGCCATGACATTTTAGCAACTCTTCCAAGTTGTTTTCTACGTTCTAGCATTCTATCAAATGCGTTTATAAAATTTTGTTTGTATTTCGGATATCGTTCAAATTCAACGTATCTATGTTTTCCTACCATAGGACAGCCAATGCACCCTATACGATTAAAACCGCATTCATACAGCGGATTTGATTTGCAACCATAGTAATGCAAAAAAGCCCACACATCATAATCAGACCAATCGACTATAGGGTTTACCATAGTTTTCGTAGTGCGATAGCAGTGTTCAACCAACCTACGATTTTTGTCGTTATCATCGTTAAGAATTATCCCATCCTGATACGTTTGCTGATACTCTATGCCTATTTCATCAGCAGTTTTCATTGTAGCTTTCGGCTTGCCGATAATTTTTATAACATCAGCCGTTTCTTTACGGCGTTGACTTTCAGACCACCTAACGCCCGTGACAACAACACGTCCTATGCCGCCACGTTCTTTTAATTCGCTGCAGCAGTATCTTGCAAGACGTGTCGGTGGCATTAGCTTTTTTACAATCAAATTCCACATTGTAACATGATTGCCGTTCTTGTCATACGCTTTATCTATTTTTACATCTGGCTGAGATTGAACATATCTAACAGTTTCGGGTGCATCAACTGTTGTCAAATTATGTACAGCATCATATTTAACACCTGCAAGTTGTGCCAAAATTTTGATACAGTCACTATCTTTTCCACCGCTATATGCTAGATAATATCCGTCCGCAGGTTCAAACGCTTTCAGACGTTCGATAGCTTTTCGTTCTTTTGCACTATCCATATAGCCTCCTAAAACGTCACTGTAATATTCAACACAGCCGCTGCTAACCAGTAGACAGCCTTTTTGTAGTCTTTTTGTATTGCGTATACGATTGCTGCTCCCATGTCTAGCAGAATCAGCAACAGTGGGAAAATGTATTCGGGCTTAACCATGTAACCCCTCCTCAAATTGTAATATTCATTTTTCATCTGGCAACACCGTCCATTTTAATACCGATACCATTCACGTCAACAGCCGTATCAGCAACACCGAATATAACCTTGCCTATGGCAGTAGACACGTCGCCTTTATGGTAGTTATCTACGGTCATCTTGAATCCCATTCCTGATATCGTTACCTTATCCTCCACCAGATTGACAGCCCTGAAAACCTTGCCGTGCATAGCATTTTCATACACACCATGCAACTTTTCCAGCTTATCCTGACTTACGCCAGCTTCCCACAGAATTGATGAAAGCTTATGCTCGTCTATAGTCGGAATCTCAGTTTCATGTGCATTCTGGTCAACGAACGTGGAAATCTTATCGTTCACTGCGGTGATAAGGTCATAGTCAAGCTCATCATCCACAACGCTTGTGAGGATATCCTTGAAAGTTTCCTTTTCGTTCTGACAGGTCAT